CACGGCTTAGGAGCGGTTCGTAGCTTCCGAAGGTGAACAGCGGTTCAAGCGATTGCTTCACCTCCCAGAGCTTCATCCGGTCGCGGTCGTATTCGGGCTGGTTGGCGATGGTGGCGCCGATCGCGGCGTTGCGCGGGAGCATCCGATGGCCGCGTGCAGGGTCCGTCATCTTCATGACATTGCCGATCCGCTTCGTCAGCAAAAGCCAGATCAGGTTCGGCGTTGCATCGATCAGGCTCATCAGATCGTAGCGCCACATCTCGTCGACTTCGTTGTCGAACACATCGGCCAACGATGCGCAGAAGACATAAGGGCGGGTTCCGGCTTCCTTGGCAGCCTTGTCCCAAGCGATCGGCTTGCGCCAGTTGGCTTTGCCCGTGCGCTGCCTGTCCTCGCCGGCGCCCCACTGAACGCGACCGTATCGGTTCGCCATCAGGTTCTCAGCGTAGCAGCCATCACAGGCCGGAGAGACCTTCGTGCAGCCGATCCACGGATTGAAGGTGTGATCGGTCCATTCGATCTTGCTGTTCTCAGCCATCTCGGAACCCCCGCTCGTCGGGCTGGCGAGGCAGATCGCCCGGTTCAAGCCGGCTGACCTGCATCGTCCGGCCTTCGCGGGTGACGAGATACATTGGACGTGTCTTGCCGACCCAATTGAGCGACACATCGTCCGCCTCGTCGAGTTCCAAGCCGAACTCTTCGTCTTCGGTCATCGCGTCGGCCTTTGAGCGGGCCTCGTCCAAGCTTTCGGCCTTGATCGTTACCCGGATCGTGCCGCGCACCGAGAAGGTGGCCTCGTATTCTCCGGGCCGCTCGTCAGCGATGAAATCAGCCTTGTTAGGTAAATCGGTCATACCGCGACCCTCCGCACCTTGGCCTCGCGCGCAAAATCCACGAATTTCAGTTCGGAATAGCAATCGCTGACATCGAGGTACGTGCTGTACTTCGCGTTGCCGATCGACTTGGCCGCGATGAGGCCGGTGTGACCGCCCCATGTGACGCTGTATGGCTGCCAAGGGTCACCGATCGCCTTGAGGTGATCCTTCAAAGCCTTCCGGCCAGCGTCCGTCACGGCGAAGAATGCCATGTCGTCTCGCTGTCCAACCTTCTTCCAGTTCGGTGATGCGGCGAATTGCTTCGCGTCTTTGCTGTTCGCGCCGGTCGCAAAGTGGTTGCGGTAGGTCTCGCCCGTCGGATCGACAGGGCGGCCAAGCGCATGGTCGATGTGGTCGAACGCCTTGTCTTTGAGATAGCGGTTGACGCGCGGATTGTTCATGCCGCGCTCTCCCCATAAGCCACGCCACAGAACGGGCAGTGGGAAGCAAACATGCCGAGTGCCTTGGCCTTGCCGCGTCCGGTCTCGATCTGCTCTGTGACGATCATCAGACGCTCGGGCTGACCCGGCCTACGGCCGAAGACGATTGGAAGCGTCAGGCGGGTGTTGCGGGTCGCCAGCTTTTCGTTGACGGTTTCGATGCAGGTGCAGGTCACTCGCCGTCCTCCTGAAAAGGCTCGAGGTCGACGGACCAGTTCTCAATCTTGCCGTCGGGGCCGATGGTCATGATGACGTAGTCGCCATAGCCGGAGCCGCCGGGAGACATCATCGTCGGCACATATCCGTCGATCTCGCGGACGACTTTCTTTTCGGCGTCGAGCAGCTTGTAGAGGCCTGCATCGCAGACCTTGTAGTGAATGTTGGCGATAGTGCCGGCCGGCCAGTCCTGAATGGCGCCGGTCTCAAGATCAATCGTCGGCACCCACGCATCCTTGACGCGGAGAGGCATCAACTCGCCGTCCGTGTCTTCCGTGCCGTTGACTTCGCCGTCTTCCCAATACTGGACGCCGCATTCGGCCTGCAGGTATTTGACTTCCTTGCTGACGACTTGGGTAAGCTCGATAGTGAAGGTCATGCTGCGCGCTCCTCAGCTAGGAAGGCCAGCGGATCGAAGCCGACGGTGTCAGCGATCAGCGCCATGGCCTGATTCATGAATTCGCAGAACTCGGGATGGTCCATCTTGTCGAGAGCGATGCTGTCCGGAACGAGAGTGATTTCGCCGGTCCGCATGTTCACGACCTGCTCGCGGTAGCCGAGGGTCATCTTGATATCGCGATGCAGGTTTTCCGCCGTCGTCCACTTCTGAGTGACCTTGACCACCAGGCCAAGAGCCTTCCAGTAAGTGCGCAGCTGCCGATCAGACCGCTTGGTGACAGGCACGATCTCGAAGATTGAACCTTCCGGGATCGACGCCAATTTCTCGGCGTCGTCCTGAGTATGGGCCCGGAGGCCGCGCGGCGTCATGATCGCCTGGATCAGCGGTGGCTTTTCCTTCTTCCGCATAATCAGCCCGCCATCAACAGTTCGGCGGCGGCGTCCGCGTCCGCCTGCTCATAGAGCCGGCGCAGCTCGGCGACCTTCGCGCGGACCTCGTTCAGGAAGATCACAACCTCCCGTTCAAGATCGGCAATCATTGCGTCGTCGCGGTGGACGCGCTGGCAGAAGAAGCGCATGGATTCGGGCATGCGCGGATCGAACGACACGAAGTCGCACCACTTCCGACCGGTGCATGCCATCTGCCACTGCATCTGCGTGACATACTTGGAGGGCACCGCGCGCCCGATCAGGGTCTCGATGTGAGTTGCCGTGTTCGGGCATTTGATCTCGACGAGGCCTTCGGGGCCGACCTGGCCATCAGGTGACGCGCCGGCGTCGCCGATCGTTGGATGCGGCACAAAGGCGACCTGCTCGACTTCCTCGGCACGATAGAATTCATAGGCGGCGCGCGCCTCCGGCTCCATATCGGTGCCCCACTGCATGGCAGCGTTGGTGAACCCTTCGGTCGGCAGCCCGGTAAGGCGCTCGGTGACGAGCTGCGCCGCATAATTGGCGCGGGAGGCCGAATAGCCGGTTTTCGTCTTCGCGATCACATCCGCGACGCGTGAGGCCGTGACCTTGCCAAGGCGCAGCTTATGCCAGTCGTCGGAGCCCTGAACGATATTATCCATTGTTCTTCTCCTCGTTGGCCTTCTCCTTCAGCGCCTTGATGCGGACGCGGAGCGACTGAACAACCTCGTTGAACTTCGACATCGGGACGTCCGTGACCGCATCGATCTGCCAGCGCTTGCAGAAGACGTCGTTGCTTAGGGCGGCTTGCTCGATCAGCTCGCGGATGACGGATGCCTGAGCCTCGGTGATCGTCTGACCGTCTTCGGGCTCGACCGGCGGAGCGTTGCCGTCGCGGTCGTCGCCGGTGCTGATGTTGAAGAGCATGCAGAGCAGGTAGCGGCGGCCATAGGTGGCGGTGCTGCCAAAGGCCTGCGTTCCGGTCTTGTTGACCTTGCCTTGCGAGCCGGCGCCATCGACAGGGATTTCACCGACGCCGTTCCGGACATGTCCCTCGGCATGCGAGATTTCCCAGAGGATCCGCAATTCGCCCTTCTGATTATAGCCGTCGGGCTGGAAGGAGACGGCAAAACCGTGCCGGTGGATAATCGGCATGGCCTGCTGTTCGATCGCGGCCAGGTCGGCATAGGTCGAGTTAGTATGCGAGTTGCGTCGGGTCTTGGTGACTACCGGCAGCTCGGACTGGCATGCGGACATCGCGGCGAAATAGGCCTTGCGCGCTTGGAAAGCCTGATCCTCGCGAGCGCGATCTTCCATGCGCTCTTTCATATCGAGCATGCGCTCGAGGCGATCGATAGGAATAGACGGGTCCATCACGATGCGCTCGATCATGGCGACCATCGGCGCATCGTTGGCAGGAACAATCCTCGTGTCTTCCTGCGGTTCATGCTTCGCTACAGCGTTCACTGGCGTGCTCCTCAGTAGGTGAAGGTGACGTTGGGGATCAGGCCGCTCACCATGTGGGCGACGATCTTCTTGGCCTGGTCGGTGCTGATGTCGGCGCATGCGACGAGGGAGCTGACGACGGTGTTATTGACCGTGCGGCGGTGCTCGATGTCGGCTTCGCGACGCTGCTGCGCTGCAATCTCCGCAGCCTGTTCGTCGGCGATGCGCTGGCGCTCTGCTGCGGCTGCGCGTTCCGCCCGCTCGTTGGCTTCCCGTGCCTCGCTTTCTGCCGCCTCGATGCGGGCCTGTGCGTCGCGCTCGGCCTGCTCGCGGGCTTCCTTCTCGATCCGGGCCGCTTCTTCCTTCCGGCGCTCCTCGGCCTGCCGCTCAGCCTCAATGCGGGCTTCCTCGGCTCGCTTCGCCTCTTCGGCGGCAAGCCGCGCCTCGCGCTCGGCGCGGAGCTGCTCAAGCTCGCGGGCATCGGCTTCCTGCTTTTCAGCAGTTTCGATAAGGCGATTGAGCGCGGCGACGGCGTCCGCCTTCGCAATATCGGCGCGGTCGCGGAACTCGTCCCAAGCGTCATCGACGATGATCGCCGAGACTTCGGCCAGCATCGCGCGAAGTTCTTCTGAAGGCTTCACCGGCAGGGTGATGTAGGAGAGCAATCGGTCCAGATTGGATTGAAGCTTGTCGACGCGCGCTTCTTCGGCCGCCTCCCAGTCATCGACCGGCTTGCGAACGCTGGCCTGAAGCTCTTCGAGCCGTGCCTTTATTTTGTTCCGGGTGGCGTTGACCTTGTTGGTGTTCGTACGCCACTCCTCGGTCAGGTCCTTGCCTTGTTGGTCGAGGGTGGTTTTCGTGCGGGCGATCTTGAAGGCAAGCGACTTGATCTCGTCGCGGCCCTTTTTCGTCGAGGCGTCCGGAACGTGCTCGCTGACCTTCTTCACGATCCGGTCGTAAAGGTCCTCGAAAGCCTTCTCATCGGTGAAGGTCACGACATCGGCCTTGACCGGAAGCGAGATGATCAAGTCGGTAGATGTGGAAGTGGAGGTCACATCCATTTCAGACATTCCTTTCGTGGGCGACGAGTTCCTGAACCCGGTCGGAATTCCAAAAGCCGGCCGCAAGCACGCCGAGGACGGCAGCCAGGAAGATCAGGGACATGGCGAGTGAGTAGCTTGCGCGGTTGAACTGCTTGAGCGCTTCAAGATCGTCGTCGCGATCGACAGCGCAGCGGTTGCAGGTGCAGCCGAACTCGGAGGCGGGGCAGGTGGTGCGGGTCATTAGAACCCGCTCCCGAACTGCTGGGGGTGATTGAGCGTCGAATAGACCTGCCCGCGTACTGGCGCTTCGAATTCCTTCTCGCGGTTGATCGCGAAATAGACGTCATCGACGAGTTCGGATGCCGGTACGGCCTCGCGCTGAAAGACATCGCCGTCGGCGCCCAGGTGCCAAGCAAGCGAAGCCAGATCGGAATAGGTGCGCTGCAGGAACTCCTTGAGCGCCGCCTGTGCCGTGGCGTCCGACGGGTCGCAACGCATCGCGTGAGACAGACGGGCTGCATTGTCTTTGATGTTTTGGCAGGTGCCGTGGATGCTCATCGTCTCGCTCCTCATCTCCGGCTTGCTGCCGGTGTGTTGATGAAGCGAACGTATACGCACAAAGCGTAAAACGCAAGGCAAATTTATGAACTGTGCGTAAATCAATGGAAATGGTGCGTATAGATGCAAATGACGCGTTGTGAATGAGGTACGCGAAACGTGATCGCCGCTTTCCCGCATCGGTCCTGCGCGGCCCGCCAAACGGCAACAGGCAACACCGAATAAAAAACTGCAGACGCACCACTGAATTGTATGGGTTATTACCGGTGGATTGTCACAAAACTGTCATACGGCTGATCGCCAGCGGCCGTTGCGCCGCTCTTGTGTGACGCTTTCATGAAGTTTCCCCGTAATCCTTGCGCCGCAATTTCCGGTGTCGCCAAGCGCAACCGGCGGGTTAACGTCCGATGCACTCTGATGCTGGGGGTGTAGAAATTCACGAGGGTTGAAATGCACGACTTGTCCTTTCCGGTGGTGGCGCCGGAGGAGGTTCTATCCGATAGATTTCGAGTTCATGCGGTGAACGGAGACGCGATGGAGCCGACGCTCCGCGGTGGGCGCGACTACGCGCTCCTGGCGCCAGTCGCTGCTTATCAAGGCGAGGGCATCTACCTCGTCGATGTCGGCGGCAGCCTCGACCTATTCCGCGTCAGCAACACGTTCGATGGGGAAGGGGGATTGCTACTGTCTCAGGAAAAGCGTGGCGGCGCGCACCGGCTCAGCCGGGAGCAATTCCAAGCGCTGGTGGTCGGGATAGTCGTGGCGAACATTAGGACGCGCGATGAGCGGTTCCTCAGGAGGCGGAAATAGCCTCACTTCCGGGCGATGTGTCCGCAAATCCTGCCGATAATCGTCAGCCGGCCGAGCTCGACTGTGAAGGTTTCGAGGTTCGGGTTGTCCGATATAATCTTGACCTCGACGGGACTTGAAAACGGCACCCTCTGCAACCGCTTTATCTGCGGCTCCGCCGTGCCATCGCTGATCGCGTACACGGTGTCCGAGACCATGCTGTTCTGGGATAGATCGACAAGGACGCGGTCACCTGGCGCATAGGTCGGATGCATCGAATCGCCGACGACTTCCATGACCAACGTATGAGATGGCGAGGCTTTAGCTTCGCTTCGCAGATAGTCCTTCGGGATAAGCCATTCAGCGACGACGCGATGCCCGGAAATGTTTGCGTCCCCAACGGGAAGGTTGATCACCTCGCCGATAGCGCCTTCGCCCGCGCCTAGCTTCACATCAATTTCAGGTACGGCGCCGTCGATATGCGGGCGCCAATGCTCCCGCGTGAACCCGCCGTCAGATTCGGCAGAATGCTCGCTTAAATCTGGATCGAAAGTGCTCACCAGGGAGCCGTTTGCCGGCCGCGTCAAAGCCCAAACTTCTTTCGCTTCGATAGGCGGGACGCCTTTGCCTGACACTACCTTGAGAAGCTTCGCCGCGATGTCGGGGCTGATGAATTCTTTCTTGTACTCGTCGGGGTTCTCGTAGCGCTGAATGCTCGATGCGCCTTTGTAGCCCATCCCCTTCGCCAGCTCGTCCATCGACAAGCCCGCGCGCTCGCGCAGTTGGCGGAATTTCTCGGTCACAGAATCGAGTGGCTTTGTCATGCGCTTTCATACGTGAAATGCGTTTACGTTTTCTACGTTGACAGATTTACGCAAAGAACGTACAAGTGCGTAAATCGAACAGCGAGAAATCGACGTGACAGCCAAAACCCCAGCAGAGCACATCATCAACGAACTTGGCGGCCTGACGAAGACAGCCCGGCTCCTTTCGACGGATGATCGCCGTGTTCCGGTT